CAAGAATTGGGGATTGATGTTCAGACTGGATTTAGTGAAGTTGATTGGGGTGGATGGCAAACAGACTTTGTTGGTGAAAGAGTTCAAGATACATGGTCTGAATCAAATAGACAAAATTTAGGCAATATAACTGTTGCAGAGGCTAATAGCATAGCTACAGAACAAAATATAACAAACACTATTCCTCAAGGTAATGGTGGAAATTTCTCAGCTGATGATTTTGTCTCTGATGCTGCGATTCTTACCAATACAACATTCCAAGATGTAGAAGTAAGCACACATCAATCAAGAGATGGAGTTCAATATCAAGTTAAACCAGTGGTTACATCAACATCATTGGGAGATAAAATTATAAGTCGTGATATTGTTCCTTTCATGCGATCTAGAAATATTGAAATTATAACCAGTCGCATGAAACCTAGAACACGTTTTTATGCTTACTTTGATAATATTGATGTTACATTATTTACCACACCAAAATTACTTGAAGTCAATATGACTAATGGTGTATTTACAACTGGTGAAACAGTAAGATCAAGTGATAATAAGTTTGTATTTAGACTTGCAACATCAAATCATAAAGAGGGGCCATATAACGCACCAACAAAAACTTTAACATTAAATCCTTACGTTCCAGGCGCTGGCGTTCCAGCTTCTTATTCAACATCTACAACTCTTTTAAATGTTGACACCTTCAGTCTTGCAACTCAAGTTCAAGGTAATTTCTTTGGAAATGTTATAAAAAATATGAAATTAATTGGACAAACAAGTGGTGCAGAGGCGACAGTTACAGACGTTAGATTAATTTCTGATTCTATTGGATCATTGACCGCTTCTTATAATATTCCAAATCCAAATATTGATGTCAATCCTAGATTTGAAACTGGTACAAAGACAATTAGATTAACTACCAGTCCAACAAATTCCAATCTTTCTGGAACTGTCACAGGAGCTGCAGAAGCTAATTTTGCGGCTGCTGGTGCGATAGAAACAACTCAAGAAAGTATTTTAAGCACTAAAGTTCCACAAATTGAAAGATTAAATGTTGATGACCAAAGAGTTATTAATAATAGAATTACGAGACAAGTTGCTTCTAATCAATCTCTTACTGGTATAAGAAATATAGTTGAGACACAAATAGAAGAAGTTGAAGTAATCAGAGAAGTTGATGTTGTAAGAGAAGTTGAAGTAATCAGGGAGGTTGATGTTATAAGAGAAGTTGAAGTAATCAGAGAAGTTCCAGTTGAGGTCGTTAGAACAGAAACTGTGTTTAGAGATAGATTCATTTTCATTGAGGATGATGATCCATTAGCGCAAACATTTACAGTTAATGATACTAGTGGTATTTTTATTACATCAGTTGATTGTTTCTTCCAAACAAAAGATGATGAATTACCAGTGACATTACAAATTAGAACTGTTGAAACTGGATTACCCACATCAAAGATACTACCATTTAGTGTTGTTGTTAAAGATCCAAGTGAGGTTAATTTATCAGAAGATGGATCAGCAGCGACTACATTTACATTTGATTCACCAATTTATTTGCAAGGTGAAACAAGATATGCTCTTGTTTTAATATCTGCTTCAGAGAATTATAATGTCTGGATATCAAGAATGGGTGAAGTAGATATATCTACTGTTGGATTACCTGATGAACAACAAGTTATAATTAGTCAACAACCATATTTGGGATCTTTATTCAAATCTCAGAATGGAGTCACTTGGGATGCAAGTCAATATGAAGATTTGAAATTTACAATTCGTCAGGCGGTGTTTAATACATCTCCAGGCGTAGGTAGATTCTTCAGTCCTGAGTTGTCAGAAGGTAATGATCAAATAATTACTTTAGCAAGTAATCCAATTCAATCTTTATCTAGAAAAGCTGTGGTTGGATTAGCAACAGCACTATCAACAACCCCTGCTGCTGGATTAGTGCCTGGCGTTAAAATTAGTCAATTTGATAATTTAAATGCGTCTGCAACTTTGATTAATGTTGCTGGTATTGCAACAATCAATGGTGCAAATGATGTAACTATTGTAAATCCTGGC